TATTGGGTCCAGTATGACCTTGATCCCAGGGTATAAACTCAAGACTTTAGTTTTCAATAACCCTCAGAGAAAAGATGAAAACTTAGATGTATATGAAGACCCCAAAAAGGGTCATACTTACATAGCGATTGTAGATTGCTCGGAAGGCTTAGGATATGATTATTCGGTGATTTCTATAATTGACGTAACAGAAATACCTTATAAGCATGTTGCGAAATTTAGAGACAATAAAGTTTCACCACTAATTTTACCTACCTATTTGTATAATCTAGCGAATCGATATAATCGAGCGTTTATTTTAGTTGAGACAAACAGTGTTGGTCAACAAGTTGTTGATATTCTACACTATGACCTAGAATACGAAAACATTTTCAGAATCGAAAGCCATGATATTAAAGGGCAACACATATCCAGCGGATTCAAAAAAGGTGCTGCATACGGAGTCAAAACATCAAAAACCGTAAAAAAGATAGGGTGTGCTAATCTAAAAACTCTAGTAGAAAATGATAAGTTAGTAACGACAGACTTCGATACGATTGCAGAATTTAACACTTTTGTACGAAACGGCGACACATATAAAGCTGAAGAGGGGAATAATGATGACATTGTAATGACTTTAGTATTGTTTTCTTGGTTGACTGCTCAAAGCTATTTTAAAGAATTGACAGATTCAGATGTTCGACAAAAACTTATCGAAGAAAGAAACTTGCAATTAGAAGAAGAAATGCTCCCTATCGGTGAACTGAATGATGGTTTACAAGAGGAAAGAGAGTCTGACGGCAAGGATTTATGGGTAAATGTAAGAAATCGTGGGTATTTACCTTCAATTTTGTAAAATAATAAATAGAAGAATAAGAATAGTTCTAAAATAAGGAGAACAGAAAATGGCTTTTCAACTGTCACCAGGAGTGAATATCTCCGAAGTAGATTTGACAACAGTTGTTCCATCTGTTGCAACTACGGTAGGTGGGTTTGCTGGAGCATTTGCTTGGGGTCCTGCTAATACGATTGTTTCTATTAGTAGCGAACTTGATCTTGTTAATAATTTTGGTAAGCCTGATGCAAATACTGCCAATGCATTTTTCACCGCCGCTAACTTTTTAGCATATGGATCGGATCTAAGAGTTGTTCGTGCAGTCAAATCGACAGCACTTAATGCTTGTGTAACGGGCGGAACACCTGCGCTGATTGAAAACGAAACTGATTACGAATTGAATCACAGCGCAAACTCTGCCGCAGTTTTTCATGCAAAGTGCCCAGGTGTATTAGGTAATGACATTCGTGTTTCTTTAGCTGATGCTAACACTTTTTCTGGATGGACATATGAAGGATTTTTCGATTCTGCGCCAGCAACCTCGTCTTGGGCAACTAACAAAGGATCTGCGGATGATGAATTACATATCATTGTGATTGACGAAAAAGGAAAATTCTCAGGAACTGCAAATACAATTCTAGAAAAATTTGCTTATGTTTCCAAGGCAAGCGATGCTAAAAATTCAGACGGATCATCAAATTACTATAAAGACGTAATTAATAGTCGTTCAAAATATCTCTGGTGGGGCGGTCACTTAAAAAATGACTGGGGAACACCCGCCTCTTCAAATCCAGCATTTGAAGAGTTAGGTGCTAATCTTGATGTGGTTTTGACTGGAGGTGTTGATGGGCATCCAGAAGCAGGAGAAGTAAACGCCGCATTTGATCTATTCGAAAATCCAGATTCAGTAGATGTTTCATTGCTTATGGCAGGAGCCACAGTTGGAGTGTCAACACCAAATCACTTAATTGGAATTGCTGAAGATCGTAAAGATTGTTTAGTTTTCGTTTCTCCAGAATTCTCTGATGTAGTGAATAATTCTGGATCAGAACAAACGGACATTACATCAACCGTAAATAGCTACACTAAATCATCTTATGCGGTTATGGATTCTGGATGGAAATATCAATACGACAAGTATAATGATGTATATCGTTGGGTACCTCTCAATGGCGATATCGCAGGTCTTTGCGTTCGTACAGACGTTGAACGCGATCCTTGGTTCTCGCCAGCTGGGCTAAATCGTGGTATAATTAAAAATGTTGTTAAACTTGCTTGGAATCCTACAAAAGCACAAAGAGATGCACTATACAAATTGGGTGTAAATCCAGTTGTTACTTTCCCTGGTGAAGGTACAATTCTTTACGGAGACAAAACTCTCCTGAATCGCCCAAGTGCATTTGATAGAATCAATGTTCGTAGATTGTTCATCGTATTAGAAAAAACGATTGCTCGCGCTGCTCGCTCATCATTGTTCGAATTTAATGATGAATTCACTCGTGCTGCATTCGTAAACTTAGTTGAACCATATCTACGCGAAATACAGGGGCGCAGAGGCATCTATGACTTCCGAGTAGTTTGTGATACTACAAACAACACTCCAGAAGTCATTGATCGCAATGAGTTTGTTGGTGACATTTACATTAAGCCTGCTCGTTCAATCAACTTCATTCAACTTAACTTTGTTGCAGTTAGAACAGGTGTTGCGTTCGAAGAAGTTGTTGGGAAATTTTAATAAATAAAGAGAGATAGGAGAAAAATAAATGGCTTTTAACATTAACGAATTCCGCTCTCAGATGCAGGGAGATGGAGCGCGCCCAAATTTATTTGAGGTAACGCTTCCTTTCCCAGCCTTCTCATTGCCAGGAAATGCACAAACAAAAATGACGTTTATGTGCAAAACGGCTCAATTGCCAGGTTCGACAATTGGTGCAGTTCCAGTTCAATATTTCGGCCGTGAACTGAAATTTGCTGGAAACAGAACCTTTACTGACTGGGCAGTAACTATTATCAATGATGAAGATTTCGTAATTCGTAATGCTTTTGAAAGATGGATGAACGGTATCAATAGCCACAGTTTGAACGTTCGCAATCCTGCTGCTGCAACCGCTTTAGGTTATAGCGTAGATGGTGAAGTTCGCCAGTATGGTAAAGCAGGAAATATTCTGAAGAAGTATCGTTTTATTGGTCTATTTCCTACCGACATTTCAGCAATCGATGTTGATTGGGGATCCAATGATACTATTGAAGAATTTACTGTCAATCTCACCTATCAGTGGTGGGAATCAGTAGAGGACGCAGTAGTCTAATGAGAGGGGAGCCTTTGCTCCTCTCTTTTCATAATGTAAAGGAAACTAAGTGGCAATAAAACTATTCGGATTCACACTCGGGCAAAAAGATATAGTAAAGAAGGAAGACCCTCAACAGGCTTCCTTCTCCATACCTACTGAAGCATTAGATGATGGTGCGGTTACCATCACTCAAAATGCTCATTTTGGTACCTATGTTGATTTAGAAGGTTCTGTTCGAAATGAACTCGAACTCATCACGCGATATCGTGAAATGTCAAATCACCCAGAGTGTGATCAGGCAATAACAGAAATCGTTGATGAAGCTATCTGTCATGATAAAGATGGTCGAGTAGTCGATATCGTACTTGATGACTTGAAGCAACCAGAGTCAATCAAGAAAAAAATTCGTGAAGAGTTTGACACTATTCTTAAGATGTTAAACTTTTCAAATCTCGCTGATGATATATTTCGCCGTTGGTATATAGACGGAAGAATCTATTATCACGTAATTGTAAACGAAGCAAACCCCAAAGAGGGTATCAAAGAACTACGATATATCGATCCAAGAAAGATACGTAAAGTTCGTGAGATACAAAAGGGAAGAGATCCGAGAACTGGTGCGGATGTTATTAAAGCAATTGCAGAATATTATATTTACAATGATCGTGGTACTACAACACAGTCATTTACCGCAGCAGCAAATCAAGGTTTACGAATTGCACCAGAAGCAATCATCAATGTAAATTCTGGATTGATGGATGCAAAAAATACTTTTGTTATTTCATTTTTACATAAAGCAATCAAGCCACTCAATCAATTGCGAATGATTGAAGATGCTACGGTAATTTATCGTATTAGTAGAGCACCAGAGAGAAGAGTTTTCTACATTGACGTAGGTAACTTACCAAAAGGTAAAGCTGAACAGTACATTCGAGATATCATGATTAAGTATCGTAATAAAATGGTTTACGATGCAAGCACAGGCGAACTTCGTGATGATCGCAAACATCTTTCGATGCTTGAAGACTTTTGGTTACCAAGACGCGAAGGCGGTAAAGGTACTGAGATCACAACATTACCTGCTGGGCAAAATCTTGGTCAGATGGATGATGTTTTGTATTTTCAGAAAAAATTATTTCAATCGATGAATGTTCCTTATTCAAGACTCGAAGCTCAGTCTGGTGGATTAGTTGGGCTTGGTAGAACAACAGAAGTTACTCGTGATGAATTGAAGTTTAATAAATTCATTACTAAAATACGCAATAAGTTTTCGAGAATATTTGATGAAGCTCTCGAAACACAATTAGTATTAAAAGGCATCTGTACAAAAGAAGAATGGGTAGAGTTTAGAGATGCTATCTATTTTGAGTATAAGAAAGATAATAATTTCACTGAACTGCGAGATGCCGAACTTTGGCAAAATAGAATACAGTTATTGGGGCAGATTGATCCATACGTCGGTAGATATTTCTCGCAAGAGTGGGTAAAGAAAAATGTTCTGCAATTAACTGATGATGATATCAAAGAAATGCAGAAGCAAATGGATTCTGACCCACAACCTGAAGCTATGGACGCAAATGGTCAACCAATGCAACAGCCGCAAGAAGAACCGCAAGAAGTAGAACCTATTGATAATACAATTGAAAGAGGCTCTGAAGAGTCTGATACGCCTGAACTAGACTCAGTAGTTAAAAGATTTAGTCGGGTAATAAATACAAGATAAGGAGTTAATTATGGACGCAAGACAATTTTTAGATATGTTAGCTGCTGGACAAAGTTCGGAAGCTAAAGATGCATTTGCAGAATTACTATCTACTAGAGCTATGGAAGCTCTCGAAGCAAAAAAACAAGAAGTAGCATCTACGTTATTTAACGGAAGAGAAGAAGGTGAAAAAATTACTTCAGATGAACCATCATCAGAACAAAACTCAGAAACAGAAAAAGAAGAATGAAAACATTACAAGAATTTAAAATCATTCTAGAAGAAGAAAAAAAAGACTATAGCAAATTTGATGCGTTAGTCCGTGCTGGGTTAGGCAACAAAGCTCAGATACAAAGATTACATCAGATTTTAGCGAAGATGGAAGAAGATCGCCCATCTTTCACAAATGCTGATAAACAGATTATACAAAACTTATTTAATAAAATGGTGGATTTAATTACCAACAATCCACAAGTATTCAGACAAACTAAAAAAGCAGTCAGTGAAGGTATTCATGATACATCAGATTATAAACTTAGTAAATCTGGAAAAAAAGTGAAAGCTCATCGTGTAAGTTTCGATGATGAAGAGAAAGAAGAAATCAAAGAAGAAATACTGATTGGTGAATCTCTGTCTTCTGATCCCCCTTTTGTAGTTTTACTAAAGAGAACTGCGATTCGTTTATATCCAAATGGAATGCGCGTTGCTATTTACCATAGTGACCGATTGAATAGAGATTTTGCTATTCCATTTAATGAAGGTGAAACTGGTTTCGTTCAATCTGAAGAATATATTGAAGAAGCAGTTATGGATACTCTTCATAAAATTGTTGCAGGCAAATCTGCACAGAGCGTTAAGTTTGCTTCTGGAGAAACTAGAAAGATTGATCATTTCACTGCATCAGCAATCACTCAAGTGCATAAAGCATTGAATGATGAAAATAAGAAAAAGTTTGCTGATATGGTACATAAGTCTCCGGCTCATTTCGAAAAAGCTGCATCTTTTGCATTCAGTAAAGCGAAATGAGATTTGTAGATTTAATATTGCAGAACAAATTAGTTGAAGCAAAACAATTATTTTTTGCTCAATTAAGTGAGAGAATTTCTAAAAGATTAGAAGAGAAACGCCGTGAAATATCGGCAGATATATACGGTGATGATGTAGATATTCTCGATGAAGGTAACATTGTAAGACAAGGAAGAATACAAAAGATTCGTAGAAGAATACGAAGAGATGCAAAAGGTAGAATTATTGTTCAACGTAATGTAAGACGATCAGCAGTAAAAGGTTATAGAGTATCTGGTACTACAGTAAAAAGAATACCAGTTACACAAAGATTACAGAAAGCAAGAAAGTTAAAACGATACTGGAAAACAAAAGGCAAAGCAAGACTGAATAGAACTTTACTCAGAAGAAAAATGTCTATGCGTCGCCGCAAATCAATGGGAATAAGATAAAATGCCACACGAAGTTGTAAACAATCTTAGAAGCACCAGTATTATTCGTGCTGTTGATCCTGGCACATACACTATCACTCTGAATAATTTATCTTCCAATACTCAGTTAGAGACAGTATCGGCGGTTAATATCAAACGAGTTGTGTGGTCAACGAACGGATCGATTACGATTGGAAGAGGTGATGGACCTACTCCAATGTTAGCACTACACAATGCTGGGCAAATGTATTTCGATGAACTCGGATACTCAATCGCAAATACTAATACTGGTAATGTTGTGGTTACGATTGCTACTGGCGGTTCAATCGCAATCGAGGTTTCAAAAATAGCAACATATTCTACCGCATTGGAAAACATATGAAACTAATTAAAGAAACAGTAGAGAATGTTAGGTATCTAACAGAAACTACAGAATCAGGTAAAAAGAATTTATACATCGAAGGACCATTTTTAGTTGGTGAACAAGCTAACAGAAATCGTCGCATGTATAAGATTGATACCCTTAGAGAAGAAGTTGGTAGATATACTGAAGAGTATATTAAAAGTAATCGTGCTCTAGGTGAACTTGGGCATCCAGATACACCTACGATTAATCTTGAGAGAGTTTGTATCAAGATTGAATCGTTAAGAGAAGACGATCAAAACCGATTTATAGGAAAAGCAAAAGTTCTTGACACCCCTTATGGCAATATCGTTAAAAACTTTATTGATTCTGGTGTTAGCTTAGGAGTTTCTTCGAGAGGTATGGGTTCTCTGATTCCTGGACAAGATGGCATCAGTATTGTTTCAGACGATTTTAGACTAGCAACTGCTGCTGATGTTGTTGCTGATCCTTCTGCTCCTGGTGCATTTGTAAACGGTATCATGGAAAATAAAGAGTGGCTATTCGTTGAAGGACGTTTTGTTGAAGTTGATATTGATAGAACTAAACAAGCAATTCAGAGAGCCTCTAGAAAAGATATTGAAAAAGTGGCAGCACGCCTCTTTGAAACCTTTTTATCAAAACTTTAAAAATATAAATAAATAAACACAAAGGAGATTCCTAATGGCTACTAACAAACTTTTTGAGGCTGCTGCGGAAATTCTTGCTGCTGGTAAAGGCAAGAATGCTATGCCTCCACAAAAGCTAGAAGGCGAAGTTCAAGTAGCTGGTGGTCCAACACCAGAAAATGCAAAGCCTGATGACGATTCACACAAGATGAGTTTTACTTCTAAGTCGGCTACAGCACCAGCAACTAAAGCTTCAGATGCTTCTGCTAAAACTGAAGAAGTTGAAACTCAAGAAGAAGTTGTTTCCGAAGAACAACTTGAAGAAAAGATGGCTTGGAAAAAGAAAATGAAAGAAGATGTTGATGCATTGTTTTCTGATGATGAAACCATCTCTGAAGATTTCAAAGTTAAAGTTTCTACGATTTTTGAAGCTCGTGTACAAGACCGTGTTTCTCAACTCGAAGAACAAATCGAAGCTTATTATGCTTCAATGTTAGAAGAAGCAGTTGAGTCAGTCAAATCTGAACTCACAGAAAAAATCAACGACTATGTTGGTTATATCGTTGAAGAATGGATGGAAGAAAATCAAATCGCTATTGAAAAAGGTATTCGTGCTGAACTTACCGAAGACTTTATCAATGGCTTGCGTAATCTATTTGCAGAACATTATATTGATGTTCCTGCTGAGAAAGTTGACCTCGTTGATGAGTTGGCAACCAAAGTTGATGAACTTGAAGCCAAACTTGACGAAGAAGTTGAGCGTAGTGTAGAGTACCGTACGGCACTCATTGAGGCTTACAAAGAAGTTGTTACCCACGAAGTTTGCGAAGGTTTAGTGGCTACTCAAGTTGAAAAAATTAAAGAA